CAGCAGTCCGTCCATTCGGGCGCGAATGTCCTCGCCTGTGAGGTCCGCCCACACTTCGCACGTGAAATGAAGGCAGTTGTACTCACGAGCATCATAGACGCGCCCGAAGAACTTGTCGATGTTCATAGGTACCCGCGCAGTGGCGTGAACCTGTCCGGAAGATATCGCTCGCCCGATTTCACGTAGTTCAAGCTCGGAGCCTGAGCAGTGAACGACGTTCCTTCTTTCTTCATGGCGAAATTGATCGCCTCGTAGATCAGCGGACCGACCATCGGAGTCGAGAGATCGTCGCTGCGATAGATCCGGTATTTGATCGTCGGACGCGTCGTGAAGGTGCCTGCCCCTCGTACACGGTCCAACTCAGCAGACACGACGTCGCCCAGGTCACCGAGATCAATGTTCAGCGAGCTGTCCAGGTCGTCGGTCGCGCCGCTACGCGTAATGCGAAGAGGATAGTACGTGTAGACGTGCGCCGTCCCATCTTCGTGCATCACAGTCACTCCATCGAACTTGTTGCGAACGATGTAGTAGATCTGCGAGAACGCAGGATGGCTGATTTCCAACAGCTCGAGCTGGGCCACCGAGCGATTGGATGACAGGAAGAAAGTCGCGAGGCTCATGATCCTTTAACGACGAACGATTGGCAGATCCAGTTGCAGGACGAATCGGCTGTGGCGCTGAAAGCGAACGTTTCCGTCGCAGTTTCCTTCTTCTTGAAGATCCACACAGCCTGAAACGTTCCAACGACAGTGTCAACCAATGTCCATCCCGTGTCAGGCGTGATAGTGTGGCTCGTTCCGGCCACGCAGACGCCGATAAGTACGAGATCATTGGGCTTGGTCGTCGCAGTCGTCGCAGTCAGCGAGATAGACGTCGTACCTGTACCCTGCGAGCTGTCCGTTGGAATGTCCATCACAGTCGTGACGTCCAGTCCACCCACTTCGATTGCGATAGCCGCTCCACCGGCTCCGCTATCCATGTTGATCGTGAGCGAGTAGGGAGCCGACGACACAGTCTTGAAGTACCCCCAGCCGATCCAAGGATTGCCGGCGGTGTGGTTAACAGCAGTGGTCCGGGTGAAATCCGACGTGCCGTGACCTTGCGAATCTGAATAATGCCCGTTATAGGGAGCCTGATCCCACTCCCCCATGAAAGCCAGGATCAGATTGCCGCTGCCTACATCACTGCCGAACGAGAAGTTGACATTGGTGCTGGGAATGAGCGAATGCGATACCGCAGCCTGTTCGATCACCGGATCAGCAGGCGCAGGCGTGATCGGGCCCACGGCAACAGCCGCGGCAACCTGAGAGCCATTGACCGGATCCAGCGCGTAGACGCGGCCCGTGATCATAAATCCGACATCGCCCGGTACCTTGGTGTACGTGTTCGCCGTCTCGCCGCTCAGCACAGTAGAACCGCGCATCCAATCGTATGCGTAACCGTGCGTTGCCCCGGTCCACGATCCATCCGACAGACTGGACACTGTGCCGGAAGCGAGTGAGCCAGTGACCACGGGCAGTGCCGTATTCACGGGTGCGCCTGAGCCAACAGCGATCGTGCCGATGTTCAGGCTGTACGTCACCGTACCAGAGGCATTCGTAGCACTTACGTCACAGACGAGCGTTTTGCGCTCATCGCCCGCGACAGGCGTATAACTTGCCGTGCCCGTTCCGGTGATCGCAGAGCCTGCGGGCGAACCGTTCACGCGGAACTGACGCGAATAGCTCGTCGGCGAATTGCCCCATGAACCGACGCCCGCAGAGGTAGCCACACCGATTTGTGGACCGCCCGTGAAAGTCGGAGGGGTGATGATGTAGGGAGTAGGCTGATTGAACTCGAATGCGCCAATATCAGGTGCCCCACCAGGTTCACGCGTGAGTTGACAGGTGAAGTCGTCCGCCATGATCAGATCAGCGGGCAGAGCTTGCGTACCGGCATTGACAGCAGGGGAGGAGGATTGCAGCTTCAAGTTCATGACCGTGGGGTCCACGAACTTGGGATCACCGATCACAGCGAGCGCGTCAGACGAGGGAGGGGCAGGGGATGTCGTGTCGCCGTTGACCCAGTACAGGTTCCGCGACCACACGATGCCATCGCTGAAGCCTGTCGTATCATTCAGCCATCCTGTACCAGGAACAGTGTTCGGACCGAAGGCGATGATGTTATTGTACATCGACCATTGGCGCCCAGGAGTGTGCATCCAGCCGTCGTTTCGTACGACAGCATTCCCACCGGTCACGGTCCGATTGCAGTCGTAGATCGTGTTGAATGCGACCACGACGTCGGCTGTAGCAGTTGTGGTGCCCAAGTGGAACGGAGGCAGGCCGGTCCCGATGATCACATTGTTGTAGATGCGAGCGTCGAGCTGACCTTGCTGCGCGCCGACATCATTGAAGCTGACACTGTACTTCGCCGACCCTTCCATCCAGTTGTGATGGATCTTGATGTTCGTGAAGCCCATCCAGGTCCCGAACGGCGTCTCGAAGGTTCCCGTACCACCGTCCGAGTCGTTGAAGCTCAAGTGTGAGCCACCGGTGATGTTCTCGATCCAGTTGTAGGCGATCGTCCAGCCGTAGGAGTTCGTTCCGGGGTACAGCCCGTGATTCTGTTGCGCAGCAGTGCCTTCGATATCGTGAATGTAGTTGCCCAGGGCTTCGACGTAGTTTCCTTCGCCTGTGATCCCTGCGCAGTTCAAGACAGGAGAGTCTCCCGCAATCCACGGACCGATCTCATTGCCCACGACGCGGCAGCGCTGGGCGTTGTACTGCATGTTGAAGCCGCCTGCGTCGCGGGTTGCTCCTCCATCCCAGCGCATGCGGAAGTTCGAGAAGACCACGAAGTCACCGGTCGTTCCCGTGATCGCTTGAGACGGGCCTTGGAACCCGCCTTTGTTGCCCGCAGTCGTCCGATACTTGACATCTTCACCGGGATACCCGATGAAGGACAGCCATCCTGTGCCCGGGTCGCCTGTCGGGTTGGATCCTTGCTGAGCGGAGTCCGCAAAGCGAAGCCACGCAGTGGCGTAGGCAGTGTCGGTCCATTCCGCTCCACCGTCTCCACGGACGACGATCTGATCTCCTGCGCGCATGAGAGGGTACACGCCGCCGTGATGCCGGTCTGCGATCTGCAAGAACCTGAAAGGCTGAGAGGGGTCTCCGATCACACCTGTCGAATCGTTCCCGAACTTGGACACGTAGAAGATGCGTCCAGGGTTCGGTGTGAACACTGCATCGGTGTTGCTGTCCTGTCCACCTACCACGACCTTCAGATGCAGCGGCTTTCCGAGCGTCGCGCCGGACAGCGCACCCACGCGGAACCCCATACGCTGGCGCCCGAATCCAGGCTTGGCATTCGGGTCAGCCTCGAGCGTGATGTATTCACCGACCTCGATATCGCCGATGTAAATCTTCGTCGTCGTGCCCAGACCGCTCGAGTCGCCGAAACGCACGCCATAGACGTGCATGCAAGCGCCGCCAGTGTTGTCGCCCGAGCCATCGTCCACTGGGCCACTCACGATGTCCGTATACAGGACGACAGGCTGAGAACCTGCAATCGAAGGATTGATCGAGATCGTCAGGTAGCCAGGCTCATCATTCACGCCATCCGTGACGATGTACGTGATCAGTGGAACGGGGCCGACGAACCCGCCTACAGGCGTGAACGTGTAATCGCCGTTCTCTTGAATGACGATCGTACCGACGCCGCTGATTGTGGTGCCTGTGCCCACAGGATGCGAACCGGAAATCCCGTCGACCGAATAGCTGCCGATCACGGGTACGGTTTCATAATCGAAAGCAAGCCGATAGATCAGATTCCCTTGCAGTGTATGATTCATCGGCGTAGAGCCGTTCACATAGCTGACGATTGGCGCGCTGTTCGTCCCAACGATCGTCAGCGTGAGATGCTTCGTGGACAGTCCGCCGCGCGGGTCTTGCGACACGACCGTGAAGACCTCGTGTATGACATCGCCCGTCGTGAGCGCACGAGCGGCAGCGCCGAGAATGTAGACCCAGAAGCCGTTGTCCTCCCAGTAGAACGTCCCGTACACCGCTTGCGACGTCGTGTTGACAGGGAACGACGTACCTGCGTAGACCACATTACCGACAACGATGGGTTCTCCGTCGTTGTCGTAAGCACCCGAGAGCAGATTGCCAGTCAGCTGGAGACCGGTATCGTTGATCGACTGCGAGAAGTCTTGCGTAACCGGCGCGCTGTTGATATTCAGGTACGTGGTCAGCCAGTGCGCCAGATCGTTGATGGTGTACTTGTACGTCACCCCGTCTTTGACAACGGGGAAAACCTCCGCGCCCGTAGGCGTGCCGGTGACGTAGGGAAGCTCAGTGATTCGTTTGATATCCGGAAGCGTCGGCATTTAGGTCCCCAGGAGGTCTCCATCTTCCGCTGCAAGGATCGCACTCTGATAGTCGGTGTCAGGCGGCCAAGTGACATCAAGGCCGGTGAGCGGGGCCACGAGGAGCACCGCGCCCCAGATGTAGGCATTCCCTTGCACAGACTGAAGCTTCGCAGTCCCCGGCATGAACATGGCCTCTCGCTCGGTGAGCGTGCCCTGATCCACTACAAGATCAATCAAGAAGTGCGCGCCCCCGTTCGCCTCGCAGTATCGGTAGGCCTGCTGAAGGTATTGCAGGACATTGCTGTCCGCATCCCATTGGCAGGTCACCGGAATGTACTGGCCCACGACATCGAGGCGCGTGCGCGGAGGGCCTCCATCGAGGTTCGCCTCCAGAACGCCCGTAGGCATCGTGAAGGTATAGCTCTCCTGAGAAGGAGCGAGGGACAGTTTCGGGAGCGTCATGCCGATCGCCTACGCGGAGTGAGAGTGTTGTTCTTCAGCGACTTGGAGAAGGTCGAGTTCGGGTTGTTGAGATTCGCGGCGACAGCAGAGCCCGCCTTGCGCTGGACAGCATCCTCCGCGATCAAGCGGATTTCGTCCCGGCTGATATGTTGAGCGTTGTACGTCTGCGGCGTGCCGTTGTTCTGCACGGTGATTCGGAGCCCTTGACGCGTCGCATCGCGAACGGCATTCGGAGCAGTAACCACACGCTGTCCGCGATTCATCGACTCCAGGAGCTCGCGATTGCGGGCGGTCGCATCGGCGTTCACGACGAACTCTTGTCCGTGGACGACGCCCGAGACCTGATCGCGGCCTCCGTTGCCCGTGTATCCGCCGTCCTGGAATCCCGCAGCCGAACTGATCGCCATGGCCTCCGATTCCGCGTAGATTGCAGCCAACGCAACAGCCCCGGCATCCGCCCCCGCGCCAAACGTTGCCGCGTTTACGAGCGCGGCTGCGGAAGCCCAGGCAGTAGCGACGCCGGCCGCGGCAGCAGCGCTTTCCGTTGCCGTGGTAGCCATCGCTTCCGCCCCCGTCGTTTCCATCAGGACTTGGTTCGCAACCCACTGGATGCCGAGCTTGACGACAGCGCTGATGAGCTCGCTCGTGATCTCCTTAGCCACATCCCTGAAGCCTTCCTCCAGGCTCTTGGCATGTACCGCAGCCTGGCCGACGGCGTTCGCGAAGCCATCCTCCAGGCTACCGAGGAAGTTCGTCAGCGCGTCGTTCATGCCGGCGAGGACCGTCGTGAAATTCTCCTTCAGACGATTCATCTGCACGAGCGTCGCATCCGCCCAGTCTCCCGATCCGAGTTGCAGACGAGCGTTCGCCGCCTGCACTTGCGTCTCGATGAACTTCTGCTTCAGGAGCTCGGCCTGCTGAATGCGAAGCTGATCCGCAGTCTTCTCGTCGATCAAACCCTTCTGCCGAAGTTCGTTGATCTGATCGTACATGCGCTGGTACTGCGCAATGGTACCCGACACCCAGAGCGTCGTGCCTTGCAGCATCTCGCCGTAATTGCGCGTCAGCACTTCCGCCGCATCCTGCTGGGTGAAGTTGCTCGTCGTGTCCGACAGCAGTCGCGCGATCGCTTCGAGCTGCTCGCTGTAGTCGCGGCGAGCATTCACGGTCTGCGACATCATCTGCGTCTCTTGACCGACGATGCGAACCAGGCGGGCGTGCGCCTCCAGCTCTGCGGTCAAGTGCGCCACAGTCTCGTCGCTGATGACGTTGTTCTTCTTGTGCTGCTCCTCCTGGAATTGAAGAGCGGCCGTGTACGAATCAATCTCGTTCACGTTTCCGTTGAGCGCCTTGTTCTGGAGGTCGAGCGCACGGTAGAACGCACCCACGGGATCGAGAATGTCCTTGTAGTGGTTGCGCACCTCACCCATGATCTCGGCAGCGTTGATGTTGTCGATGATGCCAACCTTCACCGCGTCGTTCACGATCTGCTGAGCTTTGGCGAAGTCGAGCAGCGCTCCTTCCATCGGCGCGATCGTGTTCAGAAGGCCGCGAAGCTGGTTCTCGGCCTTCTTGAGCAGCTCGGGGTCGACGTACGGCGTCGGGTTCGTGTGGTCATCCAGGCGCGCGTTACCCGCGGGCTTGGCTTGTGCCGCCCGCGCCTGTGCGATCTTCTGAGCACGAGCGAAGATGTTGTCGAGCGACTTCTCCAGGTACTGACCTTGGATGTCGAACCCTTCTGTCAGCGACTTGCCCCAGAGTTCCCCGAACGACTCGAACTCCTTGGCGTCGACATTCATCTTCTCGATGTTGATCGGCGCGATCATGTTGCTGTTGCCGATCAGGTCGCGCAACTTGTTCACGCCACCGATGACGGCGTTCACCATCTCTTCGATCTGCGTGGCGACAGCGTTGTAGGCCTGCTTGAAGGCGTTCTCGAACTGTGCGGGGATGCGCTCGAGGACATGCCCGATCATCACGTTCACACCGATGATCAGTCCGCCCATCGAATCGAAGACGCGCGCCACGCTTTGCAAGAAGCCCGCGAAGCCTGCCCGCGTATCATCGAAGAAGTGCGGAAACGTCACGCTCGTGATTTCTTCGAACGAAGCTTTCACAGTGTCGCCGATGCCCGACAGGCTCTCGGCCACCGTTTCGCCGAACGCCTTGAAGACATCGTTGTACGTCGTGATGTCATCGATGCCCGCGTTGATCTTGTCACCGACGAGTCCGAAGTACGTCACGAGAGCCGCCACTGCACTTGCAAGCGCGATGAACGGGTTCGTATTGATCAGAACGAACAGCTTGACGACCTGTGTATAGAACGCCGCGATCGCCCCCGGCGCGAAGGCCACAGCGACAGCAACCCCCAGCGCAATGACAGCGCTGGCGATCAGATCGATGTTCTTCGCGATGATCTGAGCAGCAGAGGCGAATTGGTTGCTGAAGCCCGAGGCTTCATTCAACTCGCCGATGTACTTGATCATCGCGTTGTTGATCACCGTCAGACCTTGTCCGATGGTGGCGCTCGCTTTGCTGAACGCATCCTCCATGGCGGGCTGGCCCTTCAGGAACGCCTCGAAGAATTGCTTCGAGGAAAGCGCACCCTGCGCCATCATCCCACGGAGACGCGCCACGCTGCCTCCTGCGCCGTCGATGTTCTTGGCGACAGTCTGCATGATGACTGGAAGGCCCTGGTTCACGGAGTTGAACTCCTGCGCGCGAACCTTGCCCGTGCCGAGCATCTGGCCAAGCTGAAGCAGCGCTCCGCTGGCTTGCTCAGCGGTCGTGTGCTGGATGACGAGAGCCTTGCTCACCCCTTCCGTGAACTTGATCACTTGATTCTGTGAAGCGCCCAGCTCTTGCCCCTGGCGCGCGGCAGCGGAGTACAGATCCACGATCTGCGTGAAACTCGAGCGCGACTTTTGCGACACGTCGTAGAGCCGCTCCATCACGGCAGCATGCTGCTCGACGGAGTTCGTGGCCACATTCACGAGGCCGCTTGCGCTGCTCCAGGCGTCCGACCAGCGCTTCAATTGATCGAGTGCCAGTGCCGTGCCAAGCAATTCAAGCGCCCTGTTCAAGAGGTCGACTTGTTGGGACGACTTCTCCGCGGCTTGTCCGACGCCCTGGAGTTGCACCTGAACGGTACGCGCACCGCTTTGGCTGACAACAATCTGGATATTGCTGGTCGTCATATCAGTACCTTGTCGTTCCGCTCTTGTCGGTGACCAGAATGTCGTCGTGCGCGATTGCTTGCACGCCCGCTGCCACAGCCTGTTCCACGAAGCTCGCCGGCGCTTGACGGCTGGACCCGTTGTTCAACTCCTCGATATAATCGAGGTTGTTCGTGATGCAGATCTGCTTCTGGTTCTTGAACGTCGAAATGACGTTCTTGCCTTGATCGATTGCCTGCTGAGCCACGGCTCCACCGGTACTGCCGTGCGAGCCTGGATTGTAGGAGGGGACTTCACCTTGAGCAGGCTGGTCGATCGTGACGATCCAATTGGACCGCGCCCGCCCTGTGTCAACTGGCGTCGCCATGACCACAGTCTGATCCACTGCCAGTGCGGCCTTGCGCACGAGTGCATCAGAGTTGCCGGGGATCGCGTTCGCAGCGGCTGCGATCTGCCTTGCGAACGCGTTGAGCGACATCGTGGCCAAGTAGAACCTCCTACTTTGATTCTACTTTAGATTCCTTGTTACGGTGCTTGAGATACACCATGTCCATCTCTCGAATGAACTGGTGCAAGTCGCTCTTTTGATCACCAGTGATATTCTTGATACGGGCATAGTCCTCTATCTTCGACCAAGGGATGGGCCCTTCACCGAATCCCATGCTGCGCTCCGTTGTCAGGTCAAAAAACGCCAGATAGAACAACTCGAGCCCTGGGAACAGCTCGGGAGCGTTCGCGATAGCATTCGGGAGTGGCCGGCGCTCCCGAATGCAGGCGTTGATGATGAACTGTTCGGTCGGGCCCTGCTCCAGCGCGTAGAGCAGGACGGCCGTCAGTTTCCCGCGTCGGCCTGGTTGATCTCCGCGCGGAAGAGCGCCGCGTTGTTGGAGTTCGACAGAACCTCGCTGTACAGGTCGGGAAGGTCGGTGAACAGCTTGATCGCGTTCTCGCGCGTGAACTCAAGTTCGTTGCCGTCCTCGCCTTCGATGTTCTCCCATCCGAGCAAGCAGCCGTCGACGAAGACTTCCATCATCTTCGCTTCGAAAAGCTTGCGGTTCATCGTCTCGGTCTGGATCTGCCGGCGATGCGGCTTCAGGATCCGCTCACCTGCCTTGAGGTACTTCTCGTTCGAGCCGCCGGCGCGTGCGACCTGCATCGCCATGATGGCGCCTTTGCTGTTCGGACCGAATTCGATGCGAACGCCTTGTTGTTCGACGTTCTTGTCCGACTTGTACTGCTTGTAGAGGGTCATATGATCTCCGAGTGGAAATAGAAACGGGGCCCGTAGGCCCCGCCATTATGGCACGTACCGGCCGCGATCACATCGCAGCGTTCGGCAGGTACGGGAAGAACATCATCAGCGTCGTGTACCCGAACGGAGACATGGCCGCGTTCGTGTCCAGCGGCAGCGTGATCGGCTTGTCCTGTTCCACGGACAGACGGCCGTCGCCCAGGGCAATGAGCGGCAAGTCGAGCAGGGTGCCCTTGTTCGACTTGCCGAAGAACACGTCGATCGTCACATCGCTGTTGTTGCGCACCGCCTTGGTCGCATTGATGTCGGCGAAATAGGCGGTCAGCTTGCCGGAGACTTCGAACGTGCCCGTGGACGCATTGAAAGCACCGAGCACACCGACGGCCTTGTTCGGCGTCACGTTGTTCGAGATAGTGATGTTCAGGTCCGTGGAGTACGCGAACAGCGGCGAAGGCGACGACGTACCCGTGCCGACCAACGCAAGCTTGATTCGGCCGACGTCCGAGGAAGTGTTGATCGCGTCCTCGGACACGTCGGTGACACGGGTACCGGACTTCAGGCCATCCACGCCGGTGTGCTGCTCGTTGTCCAGCGCGACGAAGCTCAGGTCCACGTTGACCTTATCGGCTTGCGGCACGTTGAACGTCAGCTCGTTCGGGATCGCACCCACGAGGTATTCGGCCATCGTGCCGTCGTCATCGTTGCCGAGTTGGCGCTCGATGTTGTACGAGCGGCGAACGATGTTGCTGTAGACCGGTTCGTTGCGGAGCACGTTGCCGAAGTACAGCTGAACGGTCTTGCCCGTGCCTGCGTCCGTCACGGCGGTGAAGTCGGTCTTGTCCAGCGTGATGCTGTGCGCAGCGATGGCGACGTTCGCGATGCGGCAGAGACCGACGTTGGCACCCAGTTGCGTTGCCGTGGTGTCGCCGCCCAGGAAGAACCATTCACCGGGGATCAGCCCGAGCGTCGTGAAGTCCAGCGTCGTGGACAGGAGCGTGACCACACCTGCCGTGACGTTCATCGTGATGTCGCCCGACGCGCCTTGCTGGCCGATCACCTCGAGCTTGGCAGTCGCCGGAGGGCTGGCTTCCGCGGTCAGCGTCTGCGTCACCGTAACGCCGGTAGAATCCGCAGCCGACACGTTCTTCACGCCGTTGTTGGCGGCAGCGCTGAACGCGCTGGCAAGCACCAGGGCACCCACGCGGAACGTGCCGGGGTTGCTGCCGTAGGAATACTTGTTCGCCGCGACGCCGGAGCACGTCAGCGCCGCACCGTTCATCGGCTGCGTGGCGGTCTTCTGGCGCAGGTTCGCGAAGAAGAACCCCTGAAGCAGACGCGTCAGGTTGTTCATCGTGAAGTCCTGGTTCAGGCCGCCGGACGCGTCCAGATCCACGGTCGCGCCCTTGAGGCGCTGACGCGTGTTGTTGATCGGGCTTCGCGCCACCTGCTTGGTCTGCCCGCCGAAATCCTTGTAGGTGTTCGGTTGGAGCGGATACCAGACCGGCGTCGTCGGAAGAGTCTTGATGCTTTGCTCTTCCGCGAACGCCAGCCCGGTCAGGTTCGAGTCTTGCTTGGTCACGGTCATGATGGGATTACCTCAGCTCGTCGTATGAAAAGTCGATCAAGACATTGGTTTGGGTAAAGGCTCCACTCGGCTTCGCGTCACGGATCTGCTGATTGCGAAACCACGCTTGCCCACCATGGGCCTTGCAGTACGCCACCAGAACCGTGTGAGCGAGGTCCATCCCCTTGGAGTTCCCATCGCCGATAGGTGCGAACACCTGGATCGTCAGCGTCCCCTGATTCGTGTAGATCCTCTTACGATCCGCGGAGGCGAGCGAACTCTGTCCGCCGATCGTATGAATGAACGTCACGCGTGCCCACGGCTCTTGCGCGTCAGGCACGGTACCAGGGAGATCACCGTAGATCGCAGTGTAGCCGGTATCATCCCATGCGGTCTTGAAGATCGCAAGGATTTCGTCCTGGGCTTCGCTGGGTGTCAACGTTTCACCCCGTAGGCATAGAGAAGGATCTCGTCCTGAGGTCGCAGGGTGTGAACCCATTCGACGCCCCAGTCGAGCGCATTGTCCACGACGATGTGGATGTTCGAGAAGTCGGACCCGATCCTTCCCGCCACCAGAAGGACTTCATCTGCGCGTTGCAGAAGATCGTCGCTGACGAGCTGTCGCCCGAACGCTTCGCCGCTTGCAGGCACGAAGACACCCTTCACCGGGTACTCGTGTTCGACGCTCGGTTGCCCCGGGCCGTTCCACGGCTTGTTGGAATCGATCGGTGTGTTTCCGAGCTGTTGCAGAAGAACGAGACGTCCGTTCTTGTCGATCAATCGTTGAGCGACCGAAATGATCTTTGCAGTGTCCATGTCATGCGCGGATTACTCCGCCCCCACTGGAGAGCAGCACCGGACGCAGAAGACCGTCAGCGGCAGGGTAAGGCACGATCAACGAGGGACTCGTCATCGGCACGTAGTCGATCTTTTCTTCGATGGGACCGACTTTGTTTGCCGTCGATTGTACTGCTCGCCCCGTTTCATCGACAACCGGGTCCGGGGCCAGTGCAGCATCCAGCGCACGCACCGCGTACTCGGCACAAGCCTTCTGGACTTGCACCGGGACACCAGTGGGAAATTCGGGGGTGTAGATGTCTTGGCGAGGCCAAGAGAGCGCCTGGATTGTGGTCAGCCGATCACCGATGAAACGGTTCCCAAACCTCAGTTCGATGTAATCCGTTGCACGAACGATCGCTTGCTGCTTCAGGGAGGAGTCCGTGACAGCAGCCCATTTCTGGTTGCCGCGGTCGGCGAAGTACGAATCGGCGAACGCCACTGCGATGTAAGCGTTCGCGTTGGCGAGTCCGGTTCCATCTTCGACGACGAAAGTCATATCAGCCTTGTGCGATCAGGTACAGGTGCCCGAAACCGTTTGCGACATAAACCTTGACCGTGCCAGGCGCACCTCCCGCCTTGACCACATTCGTGGCCCGGCTCAGCTTGCCGACGTGCTGCGTTTGTCCCGCAGGACCCGAACGCGCACCCAGCTGACGCACCGTCTCGCCTGTGGCGGTCACGAGTACGGTCGAAGCGGCCAGAACACTGGTCGTGCTGATGTGGATCTGTCCGTTCGCAGGCAGCTTGAACCCCGTCACAAGGTTGGCAGGCGTCGTGATCAGCGATTTGAACTTCTTGAAGTCCTGCCGCTGATCACGATCTTCGCAAACGATGTGACGGTAGTTCATCTCAGGTTCCCGGACGCTTCATCCCGAAGCCGGTCTTGCGACGGAAAGAGATGTCGAGCGGAGTGGCAGTGGGGAGGAGATCCTTCAGCGGTACGCCCCTCAGCGCGTCGATGCGCTTCTTGCGGTCCTCCAGCTTGGCCATCTGCGCCTCGCGGTACTGGGCATGTTGCTCAGCGAAGGATTCCGCCGGGAGGGCGTTGTTCTCGATCAACGCATCCACCGCGCGAACTGCCGCCGCGTACTCTTGATCCGCTTCCGTCTTGCGCTTCGCTGCGTCAGCGACTCGCTGTTGAGCGGCCGCGACCGCGTCAGCCCCGGTGAGCGGCTTTCCCTGTTCGGTTTCCGAAGTGGAAACCACGGAAGGTTGAACGGTTCCCGCGGGCGCATCGCTGTCTCCCGTCTTGCGCTTGGCATCGGGAGCAGCAGCCGCGACGTCTTCGCGCGTGATCGATTGGTCGCCCGCGAACAGGCGGACAGCTTCCAGCTTCGGGGAGCCGTCGGCGATCCAGTGACTCGGGTTTGTGTGGTCGAGCTTGGCGATCGCCGCGAGGATCTTTTCCAGCATTTCAGGCCTCCATGGTGACACAGACCATGACACGGCCTGAGCCATCGGGGTTGATGTGTCCCGAAGTGCTGATACGCATCTTCCCCTCCGGGAATGCTTGCATCAGCGCGGCGGCAGCCTTCGTCAGGCGGTCGTCCTTCGGAATGTAGCGATTGCGAGCGACGGTCGCAGCCAGAGCGTCGAGCGAATCTTGCTTGCTCGGGCCGGCTGCGCCGTCACTCCAGGTCATGTCAGTCGTCGCCGAGAGTGGAGTACAGCAGCGTGACCCAACCCGACGCCGTCACCGGCGTGGTACCCGAGATCGACGCGTCGTCGATCAGCAGGTTCAGGTAGACGGCCTTGCTGTTGTCCGTGTTGTCGACGATCGACTGCGTCGGCTGCGGCGAACGCGTCACCGGGGAAACCGATGCCGTGGCAGCGGCCAGCGTGGCGGACGGAACGATGTCCTGCGTGGTGCCAGTGAGCGTCGCGCCTGCCGCGTTCAGCGTGGACCCGATGCCGAAACTGCCGGTCCACGTCGCGATCGTGTTCGCGCCCGCGGTGAACTGCATGTTCGACACCGCACCCAGAATCAGGATGTTGGCCTCGGGGAGACCCCTCAGCGCAACACCGCCGAATCCGATGCCGCTTGCCCCCACCACACTGATGGCGACGGCATTGACCGGAATGGTCATCTTGTGAACCTGCTGTCGCAGGGCCGGGCCGCGCTTCTGCGACCTGATCAATCCTTTCGTCATGATGACGATCTCCTTGAGCTTGTTGAGAAAGAGGGCCCGAAGGCCCTCCCTCATTCGATCAGGACTCGCGCGTCTTCAGCCGCGCGATCTTGATCTGCTTGCGCTCCGGATAGACGCGCATCCACGAATCCAGGTGGGCCAGGTTGCCCGTGGTCGCAGCATTCGACGGACCGCCCGACGCCGGGGAAGCCACGGCGTACTTGTGGCCGACGGGGTGGAGACACCACTCGAGGCGGCTGTAGAGCTGCTCTTGACCGCCGCCGTTGCCAGCGGACGGCAGGCGGAAGATTTCCGCCGGGACGCGCGGGGAACCGACGCCCAGGCGAACCGCGCCCATGCCGAACAGCCAGGTCTCGTACACGCCGCCGGAGGCAGGCATGCCGTCGTCCACGATCACGACACGACCGAGGAACGTCGGAATCCCTTGCTGGCCCGGGGCCGCATTCGGGTAGGCGTTCGTGTTGGTCGAGTCCGGGATGAAGTCGATCAGGTTGTTCTTCAGCATCCGCATGAAGACCACGGAGTGGACCATGCAGAGCTTGATCGAGTCCATCGAATCGCCCATGGTGCCGCAGGCGTCGACGAAGGCTTCTGCCGTGAAGTTCGTCACGCCGTCAGTGAACGAGCTGCCGGAAACGTCCCAGGTCAGATCGTTCTGAACGTGCTCCGAACCGGCCGGGGCCGCGGCGTTGTCGGCGAAGATGCCGGTCAGCGTGGCGACGAACGCAGCCTGCTGGCGGCGAACCCAGTAGTCCGACACGCGGCTCGCGATGGCGTTCATGGGATCGGAGCCAGCCAGCGCGGCGGCCAGATCGGCAGAGGCCCAGCTGTTGTTGCGCGAGAGGCGAACCTGGATCTCGGTCGCGGTGCCGATCTTGTTCGGGCTCGAGGTGCCCGCCGTGTCGCTGGACACATTGTCGACGTCGTTGTCCAGATCCTTCCACGACGGTTCGTTGGCCGTCAGGCCGCCGCCGGCGAGGAAAGCGTCGAGGGCCGCGTCACGGGTCAGGGCGCCGGAGCGCACGAGTCGCGACTTCTGTTCGGTGAGCTGCTGGACGTACGGGGCGAAGATCGCCGGGACGACGACGTCCGAAATGGCGGTGGTGCCGGAAGCCATGGTAGGTTTCTCCTGTAGATGGCATCAAGTTGACTAGACTCGAAGCTCACCCCATGGCTCGCATTCGACTGGGAAGACGGCGTACAGACCCGGTCCGTATCGCATGGACCTGACTATAGACCGTCTTCCACTTTGATCACAAGGTGATCACCGCACTTATTTGCGGGCGGCGGGCGGGAGGCCGCCGATTCGCGTGCCAGCGGCTTGCGCCATCTGCTCCGCGCGCTTCTGGTCCTTCAGGTAGATCTGACCCTGCTTGGTCAGGTTCCAGTTCTCCGCAGTCCACGGATTGTCCGCGAGGCCCGGGTTGCCGCCACGATTGCCCCCTGCGCCGCCGCCAGCGGACGGACCCCACCAGTGTGGGCGCTTCGGCTGCATGTCGGTCAGCCAGCTCTTCGGATCGAGACCGGGCATGAAGCCGACGCCGTCCTTCACGACGACTTGCCCTTCTTCGTTGACCTCCATCACACGCTCGGCGTACATGATGGCGTCGTCGACTGCCTCGGTCTGCATCTTCATGGCCACAGCAGCCGTGCGAACCGCGTCGGAGATCGTGCGCTGCCGATCCTTGGCGGTCATGGTGTCGACTTGCGTCTTGAAACCGTCACGCTCGGCGGTGAGTTGAGCGAGCTGACGCTCCAGCGGGGTCATCTTGGCCTTGATGCGGCCTTCGACGATCGCGTTGATCTTGTTGTCGTCGAGCTTGCCACCGGCAGCGGCTTCGAGTTCAGCGATGCGGTCGAGCTTGGCGACGATCTCGGCGTGGTCCATGCCCTCGAAGGCGCTGATCTTGCCGTACTTGCCCTCGATGTCGCGCAGCTTGACACGATAGCCGGCAGCCTCGCTGCGAAGAGCCTTCGTGTGCGGAAGCACGTTGACGTCGCCGTCCAGATCGATCACGAACACCTTCTTCTGGGTCGTCTGGTCGGTCGTCTCCTTGTAGTGGGGACGGAACGACTCGTCGACATCATCCAGATTCTCGACCACGGTTTTGAAGGCCATGCCTTACTCCTAGAGCGCCCTTGCGCTTGTTGATAAATCAGAACTTGGCGGGATCCAGCCCCGCCTCCTTGAACGCGCCGGGATACTTGGCAGCGAGCTGGCTCAAGCTCAGTTCGGTACCGTTCGCAGCGACGTACTTGTCCAGTGTAAGACCATTCCGGAAAAGATCACCCTTGGTCTTACCAAGGATCTCGTCCTGAAAGCCCTTCGATTGGCGAGTCAACCACTCTTGATAAGTCGTAGACGCAGGTACTTGGCCGGTCATCTGTTGAATGGTTTTGCGCTCGTAGGCGTCAAATTGACCCTTCATCCCACGGGGTAGATCATCCCGAGAGGTGATGCCCATGTCCTGCAAGTCGTTGTCTTCGATGAAGCCATTCAGCGCTTGCTTTCGCGTAGCTGCTTTGGCAGGTCGAGCACCCAATACTTGATCATCGAATGCAGCGACGCGCAGAGAACGGCAGCTGAAGTGAAGAGGAGGCCGAGGGCCTTCGCCAGGCTGGAATCGCTTGCCATCCAAAGCACGACAGATAGCAGTAGTACGAGCGTCCAGCGTCGCAACGAAGACCTCAGCTTCCATGACATCCGCATTCTCCTGAAAGAAATCGTCACGGGTTTCGTTGGCCACAGTCATGACCGCCGTTCGGGTGATCGCTTGCACCTGGCGTCGTGTGATCTCTGTCACACCATCTGCCCCGTCAAGCGCTCCGGTTCCAACGACGCGTCTCGCAATCGCGTCTGAACTTTCACCCGAGATCATACCCATCTGAACAGCAGCCTGAATCCTCCGAAGGTCCTCCGCTGCCATTGTATCAGCCCAGTCGCTCAGAACTGCGCCTTGCATCGGTTGGGACGTCACAATCTTGATCAGTTGACGATCAGGAGGAAGCCTCATGCCGAGCTCAACCGGCGAAGCCTGCTCCATGATACCTTTCGCAAATTGAGGTTCGGCAACCGCAAGTTGCTTCATCTGGTCCACAAGCCACTCGCTCGCGTCTGTCCAAGCGCCTCCACGGATCTTCTCGATGGACGCCATCAGCTTCTGCATGCGAATGACATCGGCAGGCGTGTTGAATCCTTTCGAATTGCGCAACGCATCTCGAATCTTCGATGCCAAGTCTTGCTCGGTTGCATCAAGCAACTGAAAGACATAGTTGCGCACATACGCGCTGAACCGCAACAGGTAGACCTGATGGCGGATTAGCGCGTCCTGTAGCGTTTCGTTGGCAGTGGGGTCCACTGGGGTACAGCCCTAGCCGTTTAAGCGCTTGCCGGGGCGTTGCCGGGCTTGGGAGCGGCGCCCGTAAGGCTGGGCGGAGGAGGGGGCGGAGGCACCTGCTGGCCTGTGAGATCCAGACCGAAGCCCTTCATCGTCTTCGCTCGTCCCGCGTCCTCCTCTTGAATGAGCGAAGTCTCGTCCTCGTACGTCATCTTCGTCAGGCCGCGCTCGACCATGAGCCCGTGAATGGATTGCTGACTGATCGGAGCGCCGAGCGTGCGGGCCGTTTCCAGATCCACGAACTCCTTGCCATCGATCTCGAAGTCTGCGAATTCCAGGTTCGGTTTGACAATGACCTTCGTCGGGTCCTGACCCATCCACTCCGCGCAGATGCGAAGGATGCGCTCGAGCGCTGCACCACCGGCGGTGGCGATTGTGGTCAACGTCGCAGTCTGCGCCGCCATGCGAACGCGAAGCGCGTCTCCGCTGGCACGCTGCTCACCTCCGCCATTGCGTGAGGTGCTGGAAGCCAAGATCATCGACTTCTTGATCGCGCGCGAATGATCGTTTTCGACTGCCATCCGTTGTTCGGGAATGCCAGCGGAGTTCGTCCCGATATATTTCGCGTCACCGTTCAGGTTGATATCGAGACGCGCGCCCGCTCCGACACGAACTTGTTCGTCCGCGCCGGGGTTGTCAATGAGCCCGCCGATGACCACAAGCGTGTCTTGGCCGTTCATGTGCAGGCTCTGGCGGTAGTCCGCTTCGCCTCGATACATCGTCAGGCAGATTTCCGCGAGCCCGAGTAGGGGAGGCGAATCGGGCGTCGCGACGACATCCATCGTGTTGATGAACACGAACGGAATTTCGTTCAACGCTTTGCCGCGAAACAGCGGCGTCCGGAGCAGATCCGGATTCATCGTCTGGCCGTCGCGCGTGTAGAAGACACCGGTCTGGTATACCGTCTCACCAGCTTCCGCGGCAGCCTCCGCCTCCGGCGTCTGTTGAGGCGGCTGAACGTTGTCTCCTGTCCCGTTGGCAGGCGCACTGGGGTTCGTCAGGATCAGAACCCTGTACTTCTCCATCGTGCGCCACACGAAGTCTTGATCGCGCTCGAAGGCCGTTTCGTTCAGCACGACGAGATTGAGCTTGTTCATGCCCATTTCGTCCGAGCTGTCGTCCCAGTTGTTGATCGTCTCCGCGTAGTACGAAGCGATGTACGGCATCGGGTTCGATTGATCCGGCTCCGCTGGCATATCGAGCAACAGGCCGACGCGTCCTGTGATCAATTGCTGCTCATTGATCTTTCGAAGGAGCATCTGCATGTCTTCGCCGTTGATCGTGCAATTGTCGAGCAGCGGCTTCATCGCGTCCGGCAATTCGATCACGGCAGGCTTCTGATGCAGCAAACCCATGTAGGACTTCACCGCCTCCTTGACGTAGTCGTGGAAGACGGCACGCATCTTGTAGGCCTGGTAATTCTTCCACCCGAGCTTGTTCACGCTCATGTTGTCGATCAACATGGCAGCGGTCGGGGGAAGATACGTCTCACCCTTCTCTTTGATCACCCGTTCGCCTTCATGGCAATCGCGCATCGTGTTCCAATCGACGATGCGCTGTACATACTGCGGATGCGGAGTGCTAAGTGCCATGACTGGTACCCTTGGTCTTTCCGGCCTTGCCGCCGATAGCCTTCGAGAGAACTTGGTAGCGCGTTTCGTCGCCGATATGGTCTTCCGACTCAGTATCGACGTCGTCTGGATCTTCCTCGTCCCGAGGCAGCACGGGGAAGAGCTTGATAAAATATTTGCAGGTGTTGAACGTGAACAACCCGGGGCGCATCCGCGGAACACGCATCTTAGTTTTGCCGTCCGCGGCGAGCACGTATTGTGCCCGAGCATTGTCCAGATAATTGCGGACTTTCTCCCACCCGTGTTTCCGACTGCCAGGACTCTTGTCAGATCGAATCCAGGTCACGCCTTTGTGCGTTGTGCCATTGTCTAGGCGCACAGACGCAGACATATCAACGGCAATGCAGTTTCCGTTCTCGGTGTCCCAGATGCTGTTGTCCGCGGGCCCCGGCTGAACTCTTCCATCCAGCCCCATCGCCATTTCACGCTCAACGATCCCCTTCGCGATGTCTTTCGCAAGCATACGCAGACCTTGATTGGTCTTGCCCGTGGTGCCGTACCATTCACCGATGCGGAACAGATCACCCTTGATTGTGCTGCGCCACCTGCCGTCTGCAAGCTTGACATCACTTCCATCGGACTCAGCCCACCATCCTACACTGAACGGCTTGCTTGATCCCCAGTCGAAGGAACGATCGATACGCCACGTATGAGGAATGTCGAACGGTTCGACTACATGATCCTGATCATCCCATTGCTCACCGAACATGCCGCCCGCGGCGATATTCCAATCACCTTGAAGCCAAGCCTTCCGCTTGTTCGGATCACTGATCGTTTCGAGCTCAGCGATGTATTCAGGACTCAGGTAGATATTCTCCTTGTAGGAGCCGAACAAATGAACCTGAGTCTTTACGATGTCTTCGCGTTGTTGAGTGCGAGGATTGAAGACATTGATCGTGCGGCGAACAATCTTGCCCATCGGGGCGACGTTGATGAAACGATCCTTGACCCAGGTATGGCCGACGCCGTGCGGGTTGCACGTTGCGAAAACCTGGAGAGGAAGTTCCGGCAGGAAGTATTCGATCATCTTCCCGTTTTCCTTTCGGTACTGCGGGTAATCCTGAGGCCGGAATGAACTCCGGTTGCAGGACATCATCGCATCGAAAAGAATATCGGTCGGAAACTTCGTCAGCTCATTCCAACCAATGAAAGGAAACTCCTGGCCGTGGTACCCCCAGTAATCGGTGTCCTTCTTGACTGCGCGAAATAGCAGCTCTTCTCCAGTTGGCCACACCCACCGGTAATCGCTCTTGCTGCTCATGAACCGGGCGTCGCCCTTGGTCTCACCCTCTTCGCGGATCTCTGGAAACCAGCGCATCGACTTGGAGACCAAGTCGTCCAAGTTCTTGTACTCACGGTCGAAGATGATGCCACGCCAATGCCGCCCGTACCCCTGACCGACATTGCGCCTGAAACGGATCAACTGGGCGTCGGTCTTTCCCGGACCACGAGTACCGTGATAGACAATGACGTCGGCAGGACAGCTAAGCGCGAGCGTCTGCGAGCCGGGGAGGGGTCGCCAGGCGACTTTAGTGTCGAGCATCGCTCGCGAGCTGGGCCTGGCTCGCTACAGCCGCCGCCTCCCAGTCATTGATGTTCGCAATGGTGGGAACCATCAGGACGCCACCCTTGTGCGTATGTTCATTCTTGACCTCGACAGGCTTGTCCATGCCGAGGATGGAAGCCATCTTGGCGGCCGCCTGTACACGCGCTGCACCCGTAGAGCCCTCGTTCTGCATCTCGCGGCGGAGCACCGCACGAACGGTCTGCTTGTCGTACTCCTCCATCTTGCCCATGTCGACGGGTGCGTGCTTCAGATCCTGGATCTTACGCTGCACATACGGCTCGTTCATGAACCGTGCAGCGTACTCTTTCGCGAATGCTTCCTGAAAGCCGCAGCGAAGCGCCGCCTTGATCGGATGTTCATCGACAAGAAATTCCGCACAGAAGAGATCGCGGAGCGCTTTCTCCCGATCGGAGAGTTCCGGTGCCATTGCGACACTCAACATCCATTGAGTGTCAAATTTCGAATCGTCGTCGGTATCGTGGGAGGCCATGCCTCTACTCCGATAGATTGATCAGGACCTTTCCTGACATTGATCGGAGTATAAACGCGCGCAGGTCATCAACGGTAGACGAGATAATCCTGCGCGCGTTGTTACTGCCCTAGAGCCGCTGCTCGGCAGGCGTAGTAGATGCCCGCCACTTCAACGAGCTTGTTCGCCGTCGAGCCGAACGACGGGTCCTGAAGCGGCGTCAGCGGCGGGCATGACGAGATCAGGAGGGACCTGTCGGGAGCCGGTGAGGGCGGCGTTGACGTAGCGCAGGCCGTCAGGAGTGTGCTCGCAATCGCGATACACGGTGTGAGTCTCGATTTCATGCATCACCTTCGCTTGTATGGTCGTGTTCACGACCTTGATCTGCGAAATGGCCTCCGCCGCTGATGCGGCTGCCGCCTGCGAAGCAACCTGCGCGACTTGCTGCTCGCGCGCCGCCATCGCGTCCTTGTGGTCAGCTTCGACGTGCTTGCCGTACACGAACCCTGCCGTGACGCTGGCAATCCACATGACCACACCAGCCAGGATGAGGTACGGGTTCATCTGCACAACTCCCGAGCCCGCCTGGAGATTTCTCGCGCACGCTTGCAGGCGTACAGGAACGACGCCAGAGAGACGTACCACGCCATGTAGAGGTATCTCATTGCGTGATCTCCACCGAAATGACATCGCGCGCACGGTTGGTGTCCTCGATCAGTTCGTAGAGAGCAGCGAAGGCGTCGCGCGATTCCTGGATCGCGTTGTCGGTATGCTCGAGCCCGACAAGGATGCAGCCCTCGGTATCCGCCGGGGTGTTGCCCGGATGGATGCGGACACCGGAGAAGTTCGGGACGTCACCCAGCAGCGGAAGGTTTCTTCCGAAGTGCGGGCTGTACGTGATGGTCAGCGGGTACGTCCCGTAGGGGATCGCCGTCTCGCCGAACACCTTGGGCTCAGTCGGAGGCCTGACCTTGTCTTCGAGAGTGTAGCAGAAAAATTTGCCGTCCACCGACAGACGCCCGATCGTCGCCTTGTCCCCGAATATGAACCGCGTGACTTGTATCTTCATGGAAGCTCTCCGACCGCTGGAGGACGCAGTCTGAGAGAGCCTGAAGCTCGTTCAGCGTGCGATGAACGATCGAGCTGTTAGCGGCGTCGAGCTCGACCCGAGACGCTTCCCGTTTTTCCCGAGCCTTCGTGCGACGCGGCCAGAGTAGACACAGAAGCAGAAGTTCAAGCTTGGTCATTTTTGAAGCCCTTGGATGCGAGTGTGATTCGCATCTGAGTGATTGCGTCGGCAACCTTTTCCAGGACTTGATTGTTCTTCTCTTGCGCAGCAGTCGCTCTCGCTTCCTGCGCTTGGCGATCTTCACGGTCCTCTTTGCGGACTGCAACGATCACCTTGCACAAGAAGGCGCATACAACCACAAGGACAAGGATCGCGATATTTTCAGTCTTCGCAATCCCCGTAAGGAGAGGTGTGAGGTCCACGGGATACCCGATGCCGTTGGTAAACGATTCCCCGCGAGTTTAGCGGAGTATCAATACCGTAGGTTCAGGGGTATCAAACCCGGGGCAATTCCCCGGACATCATCTTGTAGTAGACCCACTGGTAAAACCAGGTCGCGAATGGATCTTCTTCCATCTGCACACGCATCGTGCTGATCCTTCCTCCCGGCAGAGGAGCATGCCCCATGGTGATGCAGCGCCACGGCTGGTGGTTCTGCCGATACAACAGAACGGGGTGTTCATTGTTGCGGACCGCCTGCTCCATGCATTGCTTCCACCATTGCTCGATGTGAAGCGTTTCGTGGCGCTTGATTTCGATCGCAAGACCGAACACGCCGCTCAGGTCTGAACCGCCGACAGCGGACTGGTTCTGGTTGCGCTGGATGCACTTGCGCGCCACGTTGACCACATCCTCGCTCCACTCCACGTTCATTGCGAGGATGCGCTCGATGATGGAGTTCAGCTTCGTGACGACTTCCCGCTCGCCGTTCTTCCCCTTGTTCAGGGACATGCGCCCGCTCATGCCGTGGTCACCGGAATGACGAAGGGCAGAACCACCGTGAGAACGATCACGAGGCTGATGACGAAGCCGATCCAGACTCCGAAGAAGTCACGCGGAGCGGGCTTCGGTTTGTTCTTGCAACTCACGATTCTTCTCCTGTTGTGAATTGATCTGCACCGTCTCCAGATCCGGACGGGTTCCCCCGAATTTCGCGAAGTGACTGCGCGTCAACTCCATGTCGAAACAGAACAGGCAGCACCTCCCCTTCCCGGGGACGTAGACCTCTCTGAACATGCTGCTCAAACAATTGGGGCACTGGTTGTTCATTTGCAGCCCTTTCGACGTAGTCAGTTGTATACGGTCTGGAGCGATCAGCCTTATGCTGCATGTGGCTGAACGGAATGCCTTCCGACTGTAGCATGAACGCGAATACCTGCCACAGCGTTGATTCAGCAGGGTGTTTCATACGCTCCCAGCAAACGGGGTTGGACGCTAGGGCTTTGGATAGCCCTAGGACGCACGGCAAAGCCCCAAGGAGCGCTTAGCGCGTTTGCTGGAAGGGCTCCAGCGTACCCCCGCAAAAAAGCTGGATGCCGTGCTTCTCCTTCTGGAAGCGAGCATCGTCCTGTTCGCGCATCTCGAGCCAGCGATTCAAGCTGTCGATGGCTTCCCGAACGTCCTGCTTGATGTCCTTGCCGGCACCCCTGCCTCCTGCCACCAGAAGCTTCTTGATCGCGTGCTGGAGGCTCGGGCTGTCTACGTCGAAGAGCTCGAGCACACGATAGACATCGATCGTCTTCAAGCCTTCGACGCTCTTGAAGTAATGGTTGTGAGAAGGGTTTGTCTGCATCATGTCTCCTCAGTGCCACATGCGCAAGCATTGTCACGCATGATGGTAAGCTCAAGGTCTTGCTTCGCTTTTTCAAGCGTCGCCCTGTGCATCGCAAGAATCAAATCGGAGCCTTGGAAGTTAGCGAGCGCAGCCTCGAATTGATCGATCTGCGCTCGGAAGACTTCAATCGCTCGGACACGACTGCAATGCATGCTGGACAGTGTACTCCAGCTTAACAGTACCTGTCCCCGCTGAACCCTATGATTAAGCCCACCAGAATCCGATGGGTTGATTGCTGGCTGCCAGATTGTATACGGTCACCGTCCCGGTGGATCCGTAACCTTGGCCAGCCACACCGACCTTGTATGTGAACTGCGATACCGTCGGCGGCATCGTATAGCTTCCGTCGGTGTTCACAGTAACAGAGCCCGAGCCTACGACGTTGCCCCATGCGACTTGATTGCCGCTGGCCACATCGCCTCCGCCCGTTGCCTGCACGCGGAACGCGGCAGTCGGGTTCGGCGTCCCAATCGTCACCGTCTGCCATCCAGCAGGAGGGTTGAACGTGATCGAGAACGCATTGGACGCGCCACCGGTGGAATCAGTGGCGACAACGGTTTGCGCACCGTACAGGTTGGTACCGAGCGAGCTCGCAGCAGCGCTGACCGCGGTGTTGGCCCAGGTGAGCCCCGATTGAGTTGCCGTGCCCCCGTTCCCGTCGCTGAGAACCACCGTTCCCGCACTCGCTCCGAAGTTCGTGCCGGTCAGGGCGATCGAACCGCCATCCACCACGGGGCTTGGCGTGACATTCGTGATACTCGGCGGCAACGCATGCGTGGTGAACGAACCCGTGACGGCATTGGAGTCGCCAGCAGTCGTGTTCTGCACCACCGCGTAATTGTAGGTGGTGCTGGCAGTCAGGCCCGAGCCGGGGATCGTCTTGGCGCCCGTAGAGGTCACCGCGACGTTGCCGCTGCTCACGGCTGTCGCGCCGCTCGCATTCTTGCCTGTCTTGATCTGCGCCTTGGTGATACCGGTCAGCGAGGCTGTGTCGACCACCATGTACATGGTACCCGAGCCGGTGTCGGTCGTTGCACCGACGTTGGCCGTGGTCGAAGTAGCGATCGTACCCGAGGGGGTGGGCGTGCTCAGGACAGCCGCAGGCGCTCCGGTCGTGCCGAACGTGACAACGATGGATGTCGCCTCGGTTGTACCCGACCAACTCCAAGTGGCCGATTGCGCACCAGTAGACGTGACTTCCTTGTAGGCGAACTCGACACCACTGCCGGTGTTGGTGTCCTGGACAACCGCGAGTGACGTGTAGCCCGAGGGCGGGTTGGTCAAACCGATGTTCGAATTGCTGGTCGCGAACGCGCAAGCGTGACCAACGATCACCAGCTCATTGGCCTGTGACGTAGTCGCAGACGTCACCGTAAGCGTGGTGGCGCCTGCACTGGTATTGACGGCAATCTTGTCAACCGGCGCAGACGTTGCATATCCGCCGTATTCGGCCAGGATCGTCCGCGCGTAGGTAGATGCCGGATAGTTCAGCTTCAGTGAGGCTGTTCCAGACGGCGCGTTTTGCAGGTAGTAGACGCTGACGCCCGTGGTCCAGCCCGGGTGGCCTGAACTGTCCACCCCGCCTGCGTGCCCAGCCTCCTGCCATCCGGCAGTGACCGAAGTCGAATCGAGGCTCGGGACACTCGTCAAGCCTGCGTTGATCGCCCACGAAGATACAGCAATGACGAGATTGCCAGACGTGACGCTGGTCAGCGTCGTCGTCTGCGTGGTGACCGTCGTCGACGAGTTGAGCGTGTTTTTCTGAACGAAGCTCACGTACCCACTCCTTCATACGCGCCGATCCACTTGTGGGCACCTGCGCCGCCTCGAATGATCCCCAGGAAGTCCGTAACGGCTGCCTGCACCTCGGACTGAACCATATCCGCTCCAGCAGTACGCGTCAGGTTCGGCGGAGAAGAGGTGAGATCCGTGAAGTTCGGATTGACCGACTTACCGAAAGCCGAGTCCTTCGACGGAACACCCGTGAGCCCACCCGAAGTCTTGAAATCCCACCAGATGTTCTCTTTCATCTTGATGGCAGAATCTCCAGCCCCGCCGTTGGCGTACCAGCTGTTCGAGGTCGAGCGCGATCCGTTGGCCGCGAAAATGTTGTGGTCGATATTGACCACACCCAGGTCGGCGAACGCCTCGGTGAAGACAGCCGCGTCAGCGATCGACCCGCGCGTGTTCCAACCGTAGCAGGTATTGCAGTAGATGTTGATCGTGAGGGTGACGTTGGACGTTTGCAGCCGGATGGGGTTGAGTCCGATGTTCACCATCACGTTGTTGAAGACGTCGCACGACTGCGACGAATCGCCGACGTTGACGCCGTACTTGAACGTGTTCTCGATGTAGTTGTGGTGAACGCTGTTGCCGGTGAAATACTGCGTATCGCCCGCGCCCGTGCCCTGCCAATTGAACTGGATGCCGGTGCCTGCGTAGATGTCGTGGCACCAGTTGTAGCAGATTTCGGTGTTCTTGGTGGCGCCGATGAATGCATCACCAGCATTGCCCGCTCCGCCCATGTAGATGCCGTGGGCTTCCTGCGTCAGACCGTTGATGCCGAAGCATTCGTTGCCCGCGAGGAAACCGTTCTGCCCTTGACCAGTGATCGATGCGGAGCGGTTGCCGCCCGCGATCGTGCTGGGCCAAGGGCCGAGCTTGTTGCCGACCGCGCGCCAGTAGTCCCCACCGTTCTGAAGATAGACCATACCGCCGTCGCTCGCCGCGCCAGCAGTCAACTCCATCGAGAAGTTGGAGATCTGAATGTACTTGCCCCAGCCTGCGGCCGCGAAGCTCGATTCAGAGCCGTGAATCCCGCCGCCTTGGCTGAACTTGCCGTGAGGATCTTCACCGGGGTAGCCGTAGAAGGTGATCCAGCCGGTATTCGGAGAACTCGTCGGCGTGGTTCCGCCCCCGACCGCAGGGGACCAGCTGCCCGCTTGAGCCCGCGCGAGGCGAAAGTATCGGCTGTTGTATCCGTTCTGGCTGGTGTGATCCGTTCCATCGGTGTTGCGCAAGACGACCGTATCACCCGGGCCAAAATTGCTCTTGCTGCACAGACCAGTGAACGTCGAGCCCGTCCAGACCTGCGGGTACTTGAACGGCTTGGTCGGATCGTTCGCTGCACCAGTCGACTCGTTGCCGATGCTGGGATCGACATACCAGAAATTTCCGACCTGCACGATGAACACGCCGGTCATGATGTTCGAATCAACACCATTGACGACGAGCTTCGCATCGAGCGATCGACCGGTGACCATGTTCCCGCCGAGGTTCCCCGGCTGGACACAGACCTCCACGAGCTGATTGCGCACGAAGGTCGGCGAAGTCTTCAGGTGCCAGTAGGCGGCGACTTCATGCCAGCCGGTGTCCGTACCCGTCGATCCGCCGAGCGGATCGCGGATCATGACCTTGCAGCCGTTGGTCTGGCCGAGGTTGGAAGCCCGTCCAGGCGAATAGCAGAAAAAGCGAATCCAGTCGCCGCGATTGTTGATACCGCCGACGAGCTTGATACCCTTCAGGTCGGTGAAGACGATTGTCGGAGTAAGCTGAACTCCCGACGGCTTGTCGCCATCGGGATAGATGCTGTTCAGCAGACCATCGAAATTCGCAACCGGCGGAGCGTTGTGCGCCGAGTTCGAAAAGATGATCGAGACGGCATTCTTGACTGCCATGAACGTTCCTTACGACAGCGTGCGAGTGCCCGACAGCGTGAGCTGGAGGCCAGTGCAGCTCGAGGAGCTCGCGGCATCGACCTCGAGATAGTCGCCGGCCGCGAATGCCACCGCTGCGAACGTCACATGGTTTTCAGTCGTGTTGGCCGTGTTCGCACTGCCGACGTTGGTGCCGTTCTTCTTGACCTGCAAGGAGGTCGACCCTCCCGTGGTCTTGTAGTACCCGTCGGAAAGCGTGAACGCGTACAGGCATCGGCCGACGTAGACGACACCGTCCGTCACCGCTGCCACGTATCCGCCCATGCCACCCGTCTGCGAGGTTCCCGCCTTCGCGGTATCGCTCGGGTGAACGTGATCTTGGCGGGCGACCTTCGGCGAGGTTCCGACGGCGCCCGTTCCGTTCATCAACGGGGTCGCCGAAGCCAGCTGGCCGGCCACCCAGGCCGTCGTCGCGATTCGCGTCGTGTTGTCGTTCGCCGCAGGCGTCGTCGAGCTCGGCGTGCCGGTCAACGTCGCGGAGTCGAGCGGAGCCGCCCCAGACACGTCGCCGACGACCAGACTGACCACACCTTGCTTGCCCGCGACGCTCACGACGTCCGCGGCGGGCGCCGCAACCTTCTGCCAGACCGTGCCGTTGAAGATGATGTGATCGCCGACAGCCCAGGAGGCCGTTCCGTCGATCGAAGTCGTGCCCGCCACCGAGACTGTGTAGTACCAGCCATTCGTACCGACACCGCTCGCCAGCGTAGGGCTGTTCGTCGACGCGTTCCAGGTGCCCTTGTAGAGCAGCGTCCCGGTCACTGTCGAGGGAATCTGGCTGATGGGAATCTTGCCGGTATTGTCCAGGCTCGCGACGCCGTTCGGCTGCGCCACCGTTGATGTGGCGACCTTCGCGTCGAGATACCCCGCCAGCGTCGTGTTCGCCCTCGGATCGTCGGCCAGACCCGCGAACGACGTGCCGCCAATCGACAGGCCGAAATTGTTGCTGACCTGCGTGGCCGCCAGGAAGGCGTTCATCGGATTGGTCAGGATGTTCACAACGATGTCGGAGGTCGACCCGTTGATCGTCTGCCCGCTGGTTGGATGCAGCGTCGCAGAGCCGGTCTGCGCCGGGCGAATCAGCGCGCCGACCTTCCAACCGAGCCCCGACGGAACCGTGACGGTGATCGCCAGTCCTGCAGGAAGGTCGAACACCTTGCCATCGTCACCCGATGCGAACGTGTAGTCGCTGGCGAGCACCACGGGCACGACAGGCGGATCACCGCCCGAATTGCTGTTCCCGTCCCCGAGGCCCGGCAAATCGAAGTCGCCGACCTGGATGTTGTCGTTCGGGGTGTACGACGTGATCGTCAGGACCGCGGGGTAATCGCACGTGACCAGCACTTGCGAGGTCGGCTCCAGGATATCGGTGATCTCCCGGTTGCTGATCTTGACCCAGCCTTGCCCGTCCATGTTGTACTGGAACGTGGCGCGCACATCGGTCTGAACCTGCAACCGCAGGCCCGCGATGTCGGTAACGTTGAGGGAATATCCGAGGTGAGCGGTCAGCGACAGATTGCTGACCGTCTCATCCATCAGAGCATAGACGGGGAGGGTTTGAGTCATGGCTGATCAGAGTAGGAAGGATCAACGCGACCAATACTACCCTGATCAAACTTGATCAAGTTGCTGAAATGCGAGCCGCTCCGAACTTGCTTTCGATGAGTGCGCGGCGAGTGTTCCCGCCCGTGGACAGAACGCGCCCGGCGCCGTCCCGCGCGGCGTTCAACGTGGGATCGTTCCAAGGGCCGTAGTTGTTCGGGCCCTTACTGATCTTCTCCCACATCGTCCAGCCGATCGACCCGCCGGTCGCGCTGTTGAGATCGTCCAGCCTCCGCCCCAGGAGCGAGCTGTCCGCGTCACTTGTCAGCTTGGTGCCCGCCTGTTGGCAGAACACCGGGTAACCCGCCGACGTCCGTGTGTCCGTGAAATCTTTGACCGCCAGGGCCCAGGTCGCATCCGACTGCGTCATGATGTTGTCGAGCGCATCCGCGGTCAGGATGATATTGGACGTTGGCCACACCGTGCCCTGGAGCATCGGATCGTCGATCTTGGCATGCTGGTAGGCGTTGCCGCCCAACATGAAGATCAGATCCGGGTCGTCGAGCAGCCAGGCGTTCATGCACGCCATGTAGATCGCATTGGTGGCGACCTGCGTCAGCCCCACGGATAGATGGTTCGGCTCCACGAGAGGCTCCACGATGTCAACGAGACCGTGGAGGGCGCGCAGTAGAAGCCGACCCCGATTGACATGCGCGGGGAATTTCTGGGCCTTCCCCAGCGTCGTGTAGAAGTTCTGACCTTGCTGCCAGACGGATCCGTCGTACAGGGAACAGAAGCCCTGGGTGGCGGCATCCTGATTGCCGTTCTGCCCGCAGTTCGAGTCCATCGCAAGGATGGTCTTCAGTCCAGCGGATTTCGCCCGCTGGAAGGTCAGCTTGACTTCCGCCAGGTAGGTGGGGTCCATGTCCCCGAAGCTGCCGATGGATTCTGCATCCATCGTCGGCGCGGTGTACGTGTTCCCGCCGTGGCCGCCTCCCCAGGCCCGCACCATGAGCCGGACCGCATTGGCGCCCGCTGCCGCGTCGTCCGCGCTGTCGCTGGGCTTCCACAGCTCACGCTGGCCGTAGACGTACCCGCGTCCGATCCAGGGGTTGCCGTTCTCGTCGACGATGTTCTTGCCGACGCGGCGCATCCGCCCCGCACGCCTGCCCGGCGTCGTGTAGGGCTTCGTGTAGGTGTTGATGTACGGAGCAGCGCGGCGGAGGATTTGAGACATGCTGCGCATACTAGCGCAGCACTGTTTGATCAGTTGTAAAAAAGACCCCGCGCAGACCTATGGCAACTACGAAGGAGGAGGCTGCGCGGGGTGGAGGAAATCAGATGTCGTTTTCGGCCTTGTCGGTCGGAGCGAACAGCGCATCGAGTGTCTGGACCGCCTTGTCGTGGAAGTCCGCGCGTTCGTGTAAAGTGCGGCGCCCATGCTTCGTGAATGCGATATGGGCCCGTTGCCGATAGTGCTCCGCTTCCCTCCAGTGCCAGCGGCGGAGAGAGCGGAGCCGCCCTAGGTTGATACCGTAGAATTCCATGATACCTCACTTTGCAGCCAAGACAACGTGCTTTGAGGCACGCGTCAATGCAACATACATCATGCGGGCACGGTCCGGACACCGATACACAGAGGACCAATCGACGAACGAAATGTCGTACGTAGACCCCTGCGACTTGTGGACCGTGTTCGAATAGCAGTGGCGCAGCGGCGCCAGCTTGTTGAGCGGCTTCCGCAGCTCGAGCAGCTTGCGGACCTCGGACTCCGGCTTGCCCTCCCGGCGCATTTGCCAGATCGAATTCGTCAGCTCTTGGTGGACTTGTGCAGCATGACGCGCGTCGAGCGCGACATCGAGCTCGTAATCCCGGACACCGACCTTGTACGTCACCACACCGCAGGCCAGCGTCGGATTGATCGTGCAGCTCTTCACTTCGAGGATCTCGCCGTTATAGAGCATGTCCGTTTCTTCCGAGGCCGGATCGGTGTTCGGCAACTCGAAGGTTTCATTCACGAGCACGCGCTCGCCGATTCCGAAGAGCTCGTCGTTCGGAAAGAGTGCGTTGTGCATGATCGCATTGTGCGCGTCGACGTCGGCGTTCGTGAACGCGACGATGCGCCCGTCCATCCCCTTCTGGTACGCCGTGAGGGCCCAGTCGTACAGCTTCCCCATCTTGATCACAGAGAGCTGGCCCGAACTGTCGCGGAATTCCATGAGGTCTTGCAGGATGAACGTCTGCCCGGACTGGATGCGTTC